GCCAAAAAACCTAAATCCGTAAGCGTCAGTTCAGCCTCAAACTTTGCAACGCTCTTACTGAACTTTTGTTCAAAGGCGATGAAGTCTGGGAACGCAGCAATGATGGTGCGCTTTGATTGATCCAATGACGACGTTACTTCTAACGCTATTTTCATTTGTCCTCCGCAGGGTTAAGGGTTACTAGAAAAACTTACGCGCCAGAACCAGTCTTAGTTACTGCACCGTCGATTGGGTACGTCACAGAGGCGGTAGCCAGGTCACCCACGGCTCCGGCCACGGGTGTCCAAGTCAACGGCAGAACATTGAATGCGTACTGCGGATTTGAAGAAGATGCAGCAGCAGTTCCGTTTGGCTTGACAGTCATCGCAACAGCAGTACCAGCATTCCAAGCATCGTAGAACAACTTCTCAATCGTTGGATAATCCTGATGCAACTCAAGTGTGATCGAGTTGTCTGCAAGACCTGCGATGCGAGTAACCGCACCAGACGAGCCGAAACTTGTTGTAGCAACTTCAGCCTTTGACAAGTTAAGAGTTACTGATGCAACGTAACTTGTGATATCGGTGTTAGCTGTGCCGAAGGTGACCGCTACGTTAGTGAGAACTTGCTTTGCCATATTGGATACTCCTGCCTTCCGGCACTCGAAGATTTACTAATGAAACTCTACACGCTCGCAGGAATGCGTATCAACTAAGCGTACACCACCACACGGAAGTCAACCATGAGATACGTCGTGTCGTTGCCATCCAACGTGGAGATATTGCTGGCAGATTCAACAAGCAGGTTTGACACCACCCCACCCAAAGACCGATCTGCTTCCAACGCTGCACGAACCGAAGTCGTACCCTCATAAGACAGGAACCCATCCAAAGCAGTCTGGGCTGTACGTTCCGCAGACCTGCCCACAACTACCGAAACATTAAAAATGTGGGTCACTAGCCCACCGCGCATCGCCCCGTTGTAAGTAATTGAATCCAACATAGGCCAAGCAAACGGAGCGTTCACATTGTCAGGTTGCTGAGCGTAAGCCCGTAAGCCTGGGATTGTGGCAAGCGCGTTGGAGATACCAGTCTTGATGTCGGTGACTGAGTAGCTCATGCAAAAATCCGCATACGACGATACGGCTCGACTAGCTGAGCCATATCAGGGTCAAGGAAGCGAGACACACGAATCGCACCCAAGTCACCGAAGCCTGCCACACCGAGCGGGGAGTCGTAGCGTTTGAAGATTCTTGAAGCCTGAATGATGGTTGCCTGTGTTACTGGTTCCGGCACAGAAGGCCAACCGAAGATAGCAGTCACCTGAACCAAAGCCTGCTCACCATAGTTAGCGTTCACAGTTGGGAACAGGTAATCGCCAACAGCACGAATCTTGTCGTAACTCCAAGTCAACCCATCAAGGTTTCCGTTCAACGGTTCCAACTGGTAATCCGAACGACTCCAAGTCAAATCAAAAGTTCCGTCAGCCTGAGTAGAAGTTTTTAATGTCAACGCTGTCCCAGCAATATCGTCAATGGAACAGTAGAACGAATCCTCAGCCTGAAACACGCGAGCCTCAGCCGTGCCACTCTGCCAGAAACGACGGTTGCAATAACCATCAATGAGGCGTGATGCAGCACCAACACAGTTATCAATCAGATCATCGTCAATGGTGTCAGCTGTACCAATGCGGAGAGCTGCCTTCGTTTGATTTCTGGTTGCATATCCATTGGTGATTGGCATAGTGACCTGATTCTAGTTGATGTTCGCAGCACCACGATACTGCACACCCTCAAGGGAATAGTTCACGAACGGGTTCAACGAATACACCTGACACGAATACACATCCCACAACCGTTGCTTCATGTCTCGAAGATGACGCTCATACAAAGCCCAATGAGTATCGCCAGTTACATACCCGTCAACCCTGTCCTTGCCACCCAGCGAACCGCAGTCAGCCCCAACCAGCACAATAAACTTCGCCCCCATATAAGCGGCAAGGTGCATCGCCCCATGAATGCTTGAAGACCCGATAACCAACTGGTCACACTCAACAGGCCAATCCTTGTCATGTGGGTTGAACGACGTACCTGGTCTTCCGGTACGAGTACCGAACGTCACAATCTTTGGCATGAACCCTTGAAACTCTGCATCAGTTCCATGTTCACGCAACGGGGTGAAGACTGCGATGGACTCATTGCGTTGAGCTTCTTGAATTGAGTCGGAGTGATAATGGCTGAAGCAGTAATAGTTTTTCATCCCAAAAACTGACCCAGAGAAATTGACTGCGATACTGAGTTTGTCGTCAAAGAAATCTGGTGACAAATAATCTAAGGTCGCACCTGACCCGATGACATAAATTGTTTCGCCCTCATGCAAAAGGTTGTAGTCCTCTAATCCCATCCCAGTTCCCTTCGTCGTGTTAAGTCCCAATGTCCGGCATCAGGCAAACCTGACTGCCAACGCAACGCATGAAGCGCAGCATTCGATGCAAAGCTCTTACCGTTGCGTTCCCCTAACTCTGGTGCCGATTTAATCGTTGAAGAATTGTCGTGGCAGATTCGAGCGTCAGAAGTCCAGAACTGAATGTTGACCCGCTTAGCGCGTTCCTCAAAATCGTTGTCCTCAAAATATGCTGGCACATAACATTCCGAAAACAATCCAACCTTGGCAACCACCTCAGACCCAATCCACGCACAACACCAACCAGGCTGAGCGTCAGTCAACGTCACCGAATCGGGTTTGCAATCGTTGTAGAAAACTTCTAACTCTCCAGGTTCAAAGTACGCATCAGAGTTCAGGATTATCCAGCCGTCAGCGTGAGGGGTTGCTTTGATACCAAGGTTCCATGATGGCGCAACACCAAGGTTCGTTGGCATAGACCAGACGTGATAGTTCTTGACATGGCGACGGTCAATCACCCAAGGCCAGTCATGCAACGTGGACTGCCCACCGTTATCAATGACAATCAATGTCTCCACCGGATAGTCAATGGATTGCAAGCAACGGTCTAGGAGGTCATACCTGTTTAGGACGGGGACGATGATGACTGGCACCATTCCGACAACTCCTTCATGATTGGCTTCCAATGACTGTCAAATACGGCATCAGCCTCGTACTGGCTGGCAAAGTCCACAGCCTCCTTGCACACGCCTCTAGGGGCTTCGTAGGCCTCAATCAGAGCCTCCACGATGGACGGCACCTGTGGAGTGCAGAACCAAGACTTCTGATGGCTATCCCAGAACGGTTGAATTGCCACAGCTGACCCAACGCCAACCAACTCAGGCTGTGCCGTGTAGTCAGAAACGATGACACGTGTACCGCAGCCTTGCGCCTCAATGACAGGGATTCCGAACCCCTCTCCCATACTGCAAGCCAGCAACACATCCGAAGCCGTGTACAACGCAGCCAAAGCCTGCTGAGGGAAACCAGTCCGATACGCATACGGATCAACAATCTTGTACTGCTCAGGCTTCACACCACACGCATCGAGCAGATGAACAAGGTTGATACCGCCCATCGCACCATCACGCTCCGTGTGCAGATACAACAAAGCATCAGGACGGTCTTGAGCGAAGATAGCGAACGCCAGAATGTTCTCACCAAAAGATTTGCGTGAAGGGTTCTGACCTTTGTTCGCAGCGTTCATCATCACAACAAACCTGTCCTCATCAACTTCCATGAGTTGTCTGCCCGTGAACTCACCACGAGTATTCGACAACTTTGGTGTAGGAACAAACACCTTCTCAAACGCATGAGGCGCATACATCGCATCAACACCCGCGTTCTGCAACATGTCCAAACCAAACTTAGACATCGCAATCGGTTTCACATTCGGACGCTTACACCAAGCAACCACATCTGGTGGGCAAGGCGCATGGTCAATCGGAACCCATGAAGCAATGTTTGGTACCTGATCCAAGGACTGAGACTTCAACACCCACACATCAAACAACGTCATCAACAACGCAGGAATATCACGATTGCCATTAGCCCAATCCATCCAATGCGCAACCAGGACATCATCCGAATATGGTGACATCCCTCTTGGATAAAGCTTTATCCCATTCCAAATAGAAGCCATGCCCTCAATGCCATACATCGCATGGATTGCTACTTCGTGGTTTTTGGTGAGCCTTTGGACGACTTGCGCTGTTTGGGTTCCGTACCCTGTTGGCGCGAACGGGGCGTTCGAGTACCAGAGGATTCGTAACGATTCGGCATCGGTAAATCTGCCAGCTCTGGCAAGTGCGCTGCTCCCCATCGGAGCAATATCTCTGCCTCCAGTTCTGGTAACTCGACCGGAGTGTTTTTGATTATTACGAGCATTGCCCACCATTCTCTCCTTCGCAGGTCGCAGGGTATAAAAAGAAATGAGGGTAGGTCGCCCTGCGTGTTCGACCTACCCTCAAACTTACACCGACATTGCTGTCAGTTGCACTACCTCAAACCAATTATGGTTGGAGGAGGTGCTTGATGTGTGATGTCTGTGGCAAATCGCCGTCAACACGGAATGTCGCACGGAATGTCACGAGACCAGCATTGAATGCGAAGTCATCGGAACGATCCAAACGCAATCCACCAACCGTGCGCACGAAGTACGAAGGTAGGTGACCGAAGATGACCGACTTGGTTCCAGTTGCTACGTCGACCATTGAAGGGTTCTCGTAAATTGGTTTACCGAGCAACATGTCACGTGCGTCAGCTGACAAAGCAGGAGCAAATACATAGTTGCCTGCGGTGTCTTTGAGCTTACGAACTTGACCGATTGACTTGCCGTTCATCATGAATCCACAACCTGGGAGCAGACGAGCTGCACCATCAAGGCTGTAAACAAGGTCGATGAGGTTGTCTGCGGTGAATGCAGTTGCGGTGCCTGCGGTACCACCAACGCTTGAAGCGGTGACGATTCCGTTTGCGGTGTCCGTACCTGAACCAACAGTCAATGCTGAACCAACTGCGAATCCGAGTGCGTTACCAACCTGGTCACCCAAGAATGACAACATGTCAACGCCAGAGTCTTCAAGCAGTTCGGTTGAAACCTGCGTGATGAAGCTGAACTTGAATGCTGACAAGGTGATGAACGAGTTGAATACAGGATCGGATTCTCCGATTGCTGAACCTTCGCCAGTTACCGTTCCTACTGAGTAGGTCGACAACGATGGGATTTGAAGGTTTTCGCCACCTGTGGTGTTCAACACAGTTGAAGTCTCAAGTACTGGTGCGGTCAAACGAGCGCGCATGATTACTTGATCGTAGAACGATGTTGGTACTGGTGAACCTGTGCTTGACTTCAAGATGTCACGCTTTTCAAATGAATGGCTGCGCTTCTCACCTGTGAACAACGAACGCAAACTTGCTGCGTCATCGTTTACTGGAACGCCAGCAACAGGACGAACCTGATCGGCGATTTCACGGGTTGCTGAATCCATGCGGAGTTCGCGAGCTTCGTCTTCACGAAGTTTTGCGATGGTCTGTCCACGCTCGTCCAGTTCCTTCGAGATGCGCTCGTAGGTTTGGGTTTCTTCTGCTGAGAGGTCACGCTTCTCTGCGGTGGCCTGATCCAAGATTGACTTGGCTTCATTCCATGCACGGTTGCGAATCTCAACCTGACGGTCAATATATTCTTTCATGATGTTTTCCTTCTCCCCGTAGGGATGATGTTGAGTGTTTGGATACGCAGGGATTTAACTTAAACCTGGTACGGCTCCGTACACAGCAACATCCAAGGAGGCTCCTCGCGTTGGACGCAGTACTAAAAGAGTACTAGAAGTTCTTTAACAATTCAAGATGCTTAGCCAACACACCAGCGCTCGCAGGCGCGGACTCTGGTGTTGGTTCAAGTTTGGCAACCGTTTCACGCAACAACGCTGCATGATTCGGGTCAAGTGTTTGACCTGCTTCTAACGCTGTGATTGCAACAGCGAGCTGATCGGCATCAATGCCTGTGCGGATTGATAACGCATCAAAGGAACGAACCTGTGCAGATGTTGCTGCATACGCTGGGAAGCCAGTCACCACAGAAACCTCGTACAAACGAATTTGCTTCAACTCACGACGCGAACCATCATCAGAGAAACGGTCACCACCTTGAGGGACTGTGAACCCGAACGACATTGAATCCACGTCGCCTCGTTGCATCAGCACCGACAGGTCACGACCAACCGTTGTGTCCGGCAGGTCAGCGTCAACGAACAAACCTTTTGAATCTTCCGTCAAACGAACAGTCTTAGATTTCGTGGTACCTAACAACATCGATGAGTCATGGTTCATATACATACGGATATTGTTCCGTGATTTCAACGACTTAGCGAATGCGCCAGGCATAATGCGTTCAATGAACGGGAGGGGTTCAGAGTCAGAGTTGAATACCGCAGCATAACCAGAGAAGCTCATGCCGTTCCCTGATGCAGCTGCGCGAAGTTCAAACTGGTTGAATGTGATTCGTCTTGTTTCAATCTGTTCACTCATGCTGTAAATACTAACAACATCAGAGTCAACGCTTCGAGAAGACCTCGGATGATCCTTTGGAAGAAGGTCGTTGTCACCAACATAGGCATCGTTCTCAGGTCTGCCGTTAAGCAACAAATACAGGAACGCATTGACTCTTGCGTAAGAC